ACTTTTGTAATATTTTGACCGCTATATTTTCCTTCAGTTAATGGAGTTGTAAGTATTCCAAATGCTTCTTCAATTTGATTTCCAAGACCTGCTACAGTACTATTCAAATTAGCAAAAGAATTCTTAACACGGTTAGAGGTATCAAATAAATCCAGACTAATTAAATTTTGCCCGATAGAACCTAGAAGATTTCCAACTCCACTAAAAAGTTTAATCGTATTATTAAAAAATCCAGAAACAATCTGCCCTGCTTTCTGTAGACGAGCAATAAATTCCTTACCCATCGCAATCCAAGTTGGAAGATTATTCATAATCCAACCAGCAGTTAAGTATCCTAAAAATCCAAAAATTCTATCAAAAAATCCTTTAGAAGTATCTGCCTGAGCCAATTGTTGTGGACCACCAGGACGTATTACTTTATTCCCAGCCTCAATTTCATCTTCTCTTTCTTTTCTTCTTTCATCCTCTACTCTCTTATCCTTTTCTCTTTTAATTCCTAAAAATGCATCTCTTTTTACTTTTGTCCTCTTTCCCATCATTTGATTAATATTTTTAAGAGTCTTAGACGCAAAAACAGTATTCCTACTCGTTTCATTAGCAGTCTTATTTAAAGTAAAAATAGAAAGTGAAGGAGAAAGAACTGCCATCTTACATTACCACATTATAATTGAGTTGAGAATATAACACATAGAAATTATCAGGATTACCGGAAGGAATAAATGGAACATCAGTTAAAGGTTGTTTTTGCCCCATAGGAACAACTTGTGTTTTATCTTGTGCTCCTCCAGCAATAATTACATTTGGTTTTGGTTCTGCCAATGGTTCAATCTTTGGTGTTTGAGTAGGTTGTCCTTGAATTTGTGCTACTGAAGGTGATGAGGATAATTGATATATCTTAGACATATCAAAATTCATTCCATTTAAATCTACTTGCTGCGTTTCTGCTGTAGGTTCTTGAGATGGGGCGGAAGGAGTTAATTTAAGTTCAGATGGTTGAGGCATCATAGACGCTTGTGGCACTGGAGATGCTGGAGCAGGGGTTGGTGTAGATGCTGATGGTGTTTGTGTTCGTGGTTGTGGTTGTGGTTGTGGTTGTGGTTGTGCTGCTGGTTGTTGTCCACCACCACTATACTCTCCAGTAACTGCCCCATATCCAATTCTAGCTGCTGCAAATGGAATTCCAAATCCAGGAATCATGGATAAAGCACTAAGAGCCGCACCCGGCAGATTTCCTTGACTCAAATCATAAGCTGTAGAAACTCCACCTGCTATTACATTAAGACCAGGAACAAATCTACCCGCAGCTCTAGCACCCGCGGCTCCTGCACCTCTTCCAAAAAGATTAAATCCTTTGGTAGCATTAAACATTTTAGTCATCATATTAGTGCTTCCAGTTATAAGAGGTCTTGCTGCTCTTGCAGTTTGAGCTGCTGCAGGAGCAGCTCTACCTATTCCAAGAAGTCTTCCTACTGCAGATATTGCCAATCTAAATGGTGCTAAGGCAAGTTTAGCTGCAAATCCAGCAAGTCTCAAAGTCAGTCCAGTCACTGTTCTCATTAAGAGACCAAAACCAATATTTACTGCCGTGAAAGCACCAACAGCAAAAAGAACGTTCTTAATTACATTATTCTTAATCTCTTCAAGTTTTTTACTATCACCTTCAGCAAATGCTTTAAGAGTTTCAATTCCTTGATTTGTAAGCCAACCAAAGAATAAAGTAGTCAGAGCTCCTGTAATTCTCTCAAATAAACCTGCAACCTTTTTCTGAAGAGTTAGAATCGGTCTTGCTATGGCTGCTGCAATATTTTTTTCTATCTGACTTTCTCTACCTAATCTAACTTTTCTTTCTCTTAATTTTCTCTCAGACTCTTGTTCGTTTTTAAGATTTTGCTGTTCTACTTGCCCTTCAAGTAAAAGTTGACTTCTTAAAGTATCAAGATTTTTTCCTAAATCTCTGACATAAACATTGACTACATTCAAACTTTGTTGAAGTGTTCCAACAGACTGTTGAGTAGTTTGTATCTGTAAGTTTTGTGTCCTATCAACTAAACTCGTCTGTGGTCTTACAACTATAGCACCACCTCTTCCTGTATCTCCTCCCCCACCAGAACCGCCACCGCCAGTTGGAGTCGTTCCTCGACCTCCACCACCCCCAGAAATAACTGAGCGTGAAACTGTCTGTGCTACAACATCTATAGTTGGTCCAATTGGCGATGAAATCTTAGCCATTCGATTGGTTCTTCATATTTTCTTCTTCAATATATTGTTGGAGAAGACTAATATAAACTTCCCTCTCCCAAGGGATCATATTTTCCAACTCTGTTAATGAATATTTATGATGCTGAACCAGGGCAAAATTAGTTTTATAGTATGACGCAAGATCTTCATGCGCCATCGCTAGGCGAAAAAACTTGTTAGACCCTCCAGAACTACTTCACTTTCAACTTCGGTGTTTGGATTCTTAAGTTTAACAGTATGAGAAAGTTTAGGCATCGTTTCAAAAAACTTCTCAATCTGTTTAAATTGATGTGAAGTAAGTTGCTCTAGAAATTCTTTGAGTTCTTTCTTAGTTGAATCCGTAGCAGACCATGATTCTTCTTCACTATAAATCTGCTCTATACAAGAACAAATCATGTCAAATGTGTCATCCACAGAAATCTCATCTCCCGCAGAGAAATTACTTTTGACAAATTCATTCATTGACGGATACTTCATTCTTAGAGTTAAATTATCATCCAGTTTTATATCTCTAGAATGGTCTTCCCTAAAATCAACTTTAATCTCATCTAAACTAATACTCACTGGAACTTGTGTAGTACCATCATCAGGACAAGTCAAAAGGACTTCTACACTTTCTCCAACTGACTTTCCACGAATGTTTAAGAATAAGTACTCAATATCAAATGTAGATAATTGATCTACTTTAATTCCGCGAGTAAGAACACAATTACTTATAACTGTCTTAACTGATTCTGCAATTTGCTTTGGATCTTCGCTCTCCATCGCAATAATTAAAATCTTTTCTTCCTTCACAAGAAAAGGACGATACTTAACTGACTTTTTTAATGAAGGAATTTCCAACTCATACGTTGGCGTAGCAATCTTTGGTAAAGGCATAATGACCTATAGAACTTCAGTAAATTTATTTAGACCGTTCTTCTCTCACCTATAACAATATTTGGATTTGCCTGTCTCGATAAAGATTGATTAGTTGAAGTTGAATTTGAAGAAAATATAACTGACTGTCTCTGTTGTGTAATTGCTAAAAGTTCCTCAGCAGAGATCTGAGAATCTCTAGATGATAAAGTATTGGGTTGTAATAATGGATTTAAATTATTATTATCTCTTGTAATAAATTCATTTACACTATTTGATTTTCCAGCAATATAACGGTCATATACAAATGAAGCAGAAACTTTGAGAACATCAGAGTTCATATATGTGACTGGAACTGAACTGATGTTTTCTGGGAAAAATCCTTTGAAGTTATATTCGATTTCTCTTTTATAATCTCTATCAAATTTAAAGATTCTAACTGTATCTATTTTATAAGAACGAGGATATTGCATTCTTACAAAATACGAATCTTGTGTTTGACTAATTGCTCTATTTCCACTTGAAATATATTCCATCCAACCTTCCAAAAAGTTAAGCATTTTATAATCTCGGTCAACATAAAAGTCTAATTGAATTCCACTATAAATCCTACTGTGAGCGAAATTTTCTCTCACTCCCATATGATTACCATCGGTTGTGAAGGTTCCAAAAGATGATGTTGGTAGAGAGGCACTATAGCAAAGTAGTCCGGCATTTTCTAGAATAAATCTACGATCAATTCCTCTACTTGACAAATAAGAACTCAGACCTCCATCGATAGGAAGAGCTCCGAATTGAACTAGGTAATGGGAAGACTGTGCTAGATTCCCAAGTATTGGTTTGAATTCAGATATTCTACGTGGTCTTACTGACACTCTAAATACCGTATATGAGTTTTATAGTATAGTTATTTAGATGTCATATAAGGGAAAATACAAACCATCATACCCCCAAAAATATAAAGGAGATCCCACAAATATCATTTACAGATCTTTGTGGGAACGAAAGTTTATGGTATATTGTGACACAAACGAAAAAATACTAGAATGGGGAAGTGAAGAAATTTTCATCTGGTATAAGTCTCCTGTAGATAATCGCGCTCATAGATATTTTCCTGACTTCTATATTAAAGTTGAAGAATCTAATGGAGCAATTAAAAAATATCTTGTAGAAGTCAAACCAAAAAGACAAACTATTCCTCCTCCAAAACCAAAGAGACAGACAAAAGGATATATCAGCGAAGTCTATGAGTATGCGAAGAATCAATCAAAGTGGGAAGCAGCAAGAGAATGGTGTGCTGATCGTGGGTATGAGTTTAAAATCATCACGGAATCAGAATTAGGAATCAAGTAATGCCTAGAAAGTCAGTTCAGCAGCAGAAAAAAAGAAACCGTATTGCTCCACTCGTTAAGAAACTGATTGGAACAGAAGATGCTGATGATTTAATGATTGAACTTATGAACGTTCTAACTGAAACTAGACAACCTCCTCAGGCAGGAAAATTTTATGTCTTTGTTTATAATGCCAAAACCCCAAATGTTCGCTACGACCAGAATCCTTTAGTAGCGGTCACAAACGTTTATAATTGGGGATTCAGAGCATTTAATTATCACTGGGGGGAGGAGAGGCAATATACATGGGATGAAGTTGCTAGTAAAATGTATGAGGTTTATAAAGAAGAATTAACAGACTTAAGAAGACTGCCTTTTGGGAATATCAGTCTAAATAGTTAGAAAAATATAAATGGCTAATTCAATAACTGGATTTCAATTAGCACAACAAGGAGTAAACTTAGCAAGTACAACACCAACTCTTGCTTCTTTAACTCAAGAAGTATTATCAAAACCTACTGTGTTTCAGGAAGGTGGAGCAAAAGCAGCAGCACAAAAAGCACCTATTTTTAGATATCCTCTTGAAAATATATTAGAAGATTATAGCGATTATCTAAAAATTGACGCTTATGAATATGAACCACCAGGAGTTGGAGATGTTGGTGAAAGTTTTAATTTTTCAATTCCTACCAGCGATACAAGTTACCAAAGTTTAAGTACAAAAACTGTTGTTGGAACTGTAATACTTCCCATACCACAAAAGATTCCAAATAATTCACAATCAGCAAAATGGGGTGAGGGTAATTTAAATCCAATAACTGCTGCTGGAATTGGAGTAGCCCAGGAAACAATAAAAGACGGTGTTGAGGGTCTCGCTAAAGGTGTTAGTTCTTTTGTAAGCAAAGTAGCAGGTGCTTCACAGACTGGATTAGGACAAAAAACTATTCAAACTTTTTTTGCAACAAAAGGAGTTGAACAATTATTAGGACAAGATGGTGATTTATTTGGAGAAATCCTAGCAAGAGAAACTGGAGCAGTAATTAATGAAAATATTGAACTTCTATTTCGTGGTATAACTCTTCGTGGTTCTTTTGACTTGTCGTTCGATTTGGCACCTAGAGATGAAAAAGAAGCACAAGAAATTAAAAAAATGGTGTTTTTCTTAAAAAAACAAATGTCCCCTCGCAAAGGAACTCAATCTGGTGCTGCTGGAGGATTATTCTTGACTGCTCCAAACGTTTTCAAAGTTCAGTATATGAGTGGTAAAAAAGAACATCCATATCTAAACAGATATAAAATTTGTGCTCTTAACAATTTAAATTTAGATTTTACAGCATCAAACACACATGCAACTTATGCCGATGGTACTCCAGTTCACATGAGTCTTTCTCTTACATTCCAAGAACTGACACCAATTTACTTCGAAGATTATGAAAGTCCAGAAGCATCTTTCGGAGTTGGATACTAATGACTTACTTCAGAGAACTTCCAAATTTAGAATATCAATCTTTTCTCTCAGACAAAAAGTCTTCTACTGACTACTTATTAGTTAAAAATATTTTCCGTAGAGTCAAGATTCGTGATGACTTACAAAATGTTTTTACAATCTTTGACAAATATCAAATTCCAGATGGAGCAAGACCAGAAACTGTTGCTAGAGAACTTTATGGAAGTGTTCAATATGATTGGGTCGTTCTAATCTCTGCTGGTATTACTAGAGTCAGAGATGAATGGCCCCTTTCAGATTATCAAGTTTATAAGTATGCAGAAGAACTTTATGGAGAAGACTTGAATGACGTTCATCATTATGAAACTACAGAAGTTAAAGACTCCCAAAACCGATTAATTTTTCCTGCTGGTAAAATTGTAGATTCTAATTTTACAATTCCCAATCCAGAAAGTCCCACAGAAACTCTGAGCCCAGTAATTGGAATTACTAATTATGAATATGAAGTTCGTAAAAATAATGATAAAAGAGGAATATACCTCCTAAAACCAAGATACTTACAACAAGTCTTATTTGATATTAGAAGAGAAATGTTCTACGACCGCTCGTCACAATTCGTGAATGATAGACTCATCAGAACTGAGAATACACGGGTAACCTCACCATAAAAGATTTAGAGTCTTATCAAAAACCATCACATATCGGTGTTTGCGGGAGCGGTCTTTCCATTCTCCTTCAGCACCTTTAATTTTGCCCCTAGAGTGTTTAGTTCCGTCTGCATAGTAGAAATCTTTCTTTGAGTCTGTAAGTCCACAATACTTAAAGTTACAAGCGCGATAGATTGTACCATTATGGAAATCACTATCAGCGTAAGAGATAATTGCTTTAACTTCAGTGTCCTTCCGTAACTGTCTAATCGCTCTTGAAACAAACCAAGAAGTGATATTATGCTCTTCAGATTGTGTGTCTGGGTGAATGCAGAGTCGTGAAAGTTCAAAAAGTCCATGTTGTTGATTTCTTTCAAGTCCAAATGCTCCTTTTGCAATTTCGGGCACAGGAAGTCCAGTAAAGATACAAGATCCCTGAAGACCACCAATATTCAAAGGAGAAAATTGATTATTTTTGAAGAGACCATAATTATATCCAGACTTAAATCCCTTTGATATGTCCTTCAGGTAATGATACTCCAACAAGAGTTCTTCTGCCTGTTTTTTAGTGATGCGGTCAATGTAAAAATCAGACTTCATAAAAAAAGGGGGAGACCCTTGACCTCCCCCATATTATAGCACAGAATCAGTCTTCTGCAAGTTTTGCGAAGTACGAAATTGCATCGTCATCTTCATCTTCTTCCACTGCGGCAGCAGGACGAGTCGGTTTCAGATTGTTGAGTTCGCTACGCAGATCTTCGGTCAGAGAAGGAGCAGGACCACGATAACCGTCTTCCTCTTGAACTTCTTCATCCATACGGCGGGACTTACCACCAAGAACAGAACTCAGACGAGTCTTGAGTTCGTCATAGGTCTTGAATTCACCAGCAGCAACCAGTTCAGAAAGTGAATACTGCTGCTTCCAGACTCCTTCCATTTCATCATCATCGTCCAGAAGAGGAGCAGGATTTGCAAACTCACTAGAATCATAGTTACGATAACCAGCGACATTCTTTGCCTTCAGTTTGAAGTTAGCACCCTTCCAGAAGTCAAACGGGTCAATGGACTCCTCATCTTCAAACTCAGGTTGCATCGCAGCAGTCAGTTTGTCAAAGATTTTCTTACCATACTTAAACAGGAAGACTTTACCTTCGTTAGAGGGATTCGCAGGGTCTTTGACAACATAAATGTTGCTGATATAAGTCAGTTTACGCTTCTGCTTACGTGCTTGCTCTTTACCAGCATCAGTTCCATTGTTCCAGAGTTCGGTATTATACTCAGAAACGGGATCCTTTTGTCCCAGAGTCGTCAGGGAGTTCTCAATATACCAACCACCAGTTCCTTGAAAGGCGTGAGAGTAGAGTTTCACAAACGGCAGGTCTTCGCCGTTGGGAGCAGGCAGGAAACGGATCACGGCATATCCATTGCCACTCTTATCTACATCCAGTTTCCATACACGGTCGTCAGACGAACCGCTGCTAGTATTCATTTTTTCAACTTCTTTCACCAGTTTAGCGGTGAGATTACCAAGTTTAGATTGTTTTTTAAGGTCTGAAAAAGACATTTAGATTCCTCGGATAGTTTGGATTCGGGAGATTTACTTAGATATTATAGCAAAAAATCTCTCAGCGGTCAAGATACTGCCTGAGAGACTCAATTGTTTTATTCATAGAAGTAAATAAAATATTCATATCAGTCTCTGGTGGGAATCCCATTAAAGCGACTGATTTGCGGAGATTCTCTTTCATTTCAACCGCTTGTGGATCATCAGAAAGAGAAAGTCTTGTATACATTACACGTTGCTTTTCAAGCAACATTTCAAGTTTTTCAATGTGTTCTATTTTAGTCTCACGGGACATCATACCAAAAGAAAGAATACTTCCGTAAAGATCTTCCTGAAGTTTATTAATTTCCTTCAGTTCATCTTGAATAATATCAGAATCAAAAAAGCTACTCATTTACAATTTCCCGTAAAATTTTTTTATACTGAAACACATCAATATTTAGAAATGGATTATATTTTTTAATTTTATGACTTACGGTTTCCCACACAGGATCTAGAATTTTCTTGTCAAATTTATTCCCGAACTGGAATATTTTATCAAAAATCACCAGTGTTTCTATACTAATTTTCCCACTCAGGAACTTTTTTAGAACGGGTGGATGCCCACTGGAGCAGTTCAAGACATCCTCTAATTTTGTTTGTGAGAGTAATTCTTCCGACTGTTCTTTGAACAAGTAACTCAAACTCTGCTGTCGTTTCATCCACTCGGCGTATGTCCTTTCGCCAGAATTTATAATTTCTCCAATCCATAAGTTCTGTGGGTTGTCGGCAGCAATAAAATTTGATACAAAAAAGTTGACTATTTGGTCGTCAGAATACTTACGACTTGATTTCTCAAAAAAATATTTGTCCTTGCGTTTATTGAACGAAGTTAATGATGCTCTTGTTTTTTTATGATACTTGAAGTAATCATACTTGGGATTGCAAAAATGGTTCTTAAGACCAAGATATTGTGTATAGCATTCAAAAGGAGACATTAAATAGGCAACTTAGCGCGGGAAGTTTTCTTCATAAAATTGAGACTAATGGCATCATGCTTTAGTCTTTCTTTAAGTGGTTTTGAAATCAGTTTCGTAACGGATTCTACATCAAGAGTGTTAATTTCACAATAGTAGCAAATTGCATCAATATAATTCATATTTTCAGATGCTACAATTGTCTCTATTTCGAGAGCGAATTTAGAAGGAGTTAAAAACTTACTCTCAATCGCTTTTTCTAGTTCTTTATCATTTTCCATAGAATTCCAACTTATCTCTAACAAACTCTCTAACGTATTCGGTGAGTAGTTTGATGTACTTTGATTTGTCTCTTTCTTCATAAACGACGCATTCTCCATTTTCGCAAGCCATAATAATTACAAGTTTTTTAACTGAAATACCAGTTATTTCATAAAGCATACATCCGTAAGCCATACATTGAACAAAATAATGTTCGATCCACTCACGGGGTTTTGCTTTTTTAGAAGTTTTGAAGTCTATTATTGCTAATTCACCATCAAACTCAGCAATACAATCTACGGTTCCAGCAATTCCTAATTGTTTGCTGTAAAGTGAACCTTCAAGAGCGTGAATATTATTTATACGATTAAGAGTAGTCTTAGAAATTTTAAACAGAAAATCGGAAAGTGGTTGAACTTTTGGAAGTTCCTTATTATCTAAGAAATTTTCAACCAGTGTATGCATATCTGTTCCACGACTTGTTGCCTGTCGTGTAATTTTATCTGCTTCTTCTTCACCAATCTTTTTTCGCCAGTTAATAAATATCTGGCGATTTTTATAACTGGTTACAGAAGTGATTGAAACTAATTTAAGTAATTCACCATCATCAGGAACTTTATAATATCTTACCCCATCAATAGTTTCTCTTTCGAGTTGGGGTAATTCCAATTCAACATGTTTGAACATTAAAAACCTGCTTCCATTTTCGCTATAATGTATTCTTTGACAAGTCCAGAACGAACAATATCTTCTACACCAAATTCAATTATATCAAAAGATGGCATTTTACGCAATACTGTCATAAAATCAACGATTCCATTACGCTCATTTGTTTTCTGAAGGTCACTCTGAGACGCATCTCCACAGAACATAATCTTAGAGTTCTCACCAACACGAGTGATAATAGAATCTAGTTCGTGATATGACATATTTTGAAACTCATCCACAATAATAATAGAATTATCAAGTGTGGTTCCTCTTAAGAATGAGGTGCTCCAGAACTTAATTGTTTCCTGTGACTTAAGATTGCCATAAAGCATCTCAAATTCAGCGTCAGAAGGCATCTGGAACATATATTTCACCATATTCTTATAAGGAATCTGGTAAATATCCGACTTGTCATCATAAGAACCAGGAAGAAATCCAATTTCTCTTGTGGCAACTAAAGAACGAACAAGGTAGATTTTCTCATAAGGTGTTCTTTCATCTAAAACCTCACGAAGAGCATTATAAAGAGTGATAAAAGTTTTACCAGTACCGGCACAACCATAGGCAACTAAATGTTTATGTTCTGCATAAGAATCAAAAAGTTTCTGTTGGTTCTCTGTAAGTGGGTCAATATCGATTAGATATTCACTACTTAAAGGTTTTTTACGCTTTGCTTGACGAGTAGTAAGACCAACGCCAATTGGTTGGTCGTTCGTCCTTTTTCTTCTTGCCATTAGAGTTTCTTTACGTTTGATTTGGGTGCTTTACTTGCTTTTTCCAATACATCATTCCATCCTGGATTTCTAGCAATCAATTTATCCCTCCACTCACCAACTTCTCCAGGAGAAGGGCAGGTAGAAGGGTCAGACCAATCACGAGTCCAATCTGGATTATCATTTTTCCACTGGTCCCAGTCATGGATACTCATCTCCACTTCTTTCTGTTCGCCAGTTTTTGTATTCACTATGGGGTACGTTGCCATTGTTATAAATTCAAGATAATTTATTTAGACCCATTCAAGGGCTTCCGATACTGCAGGAAATTGTTCGGTAAATACCTTCTTACACTCCAAAGCAATATCCATATGTTCTTTTTGAGTTCCGTTTGCCGACCGAAGATTGATATAATGTACCCAACTACGGCAAGATCCACTCATATAGATCCTTGTAGGCGTCGCTAGGGGAAGTACGAACCTCGCACACTCCTTTGCCACTCCCGCCTCTAGGAGACGCTTGTAGAGGGTGTTGGCGGCGTTGAAATGTTGTTGAATATCTCCCTGAAGACCGAGTTTTACATAATCACCCAAATCGTCAATAGAGTTCTGGCGATTCTTGGTATCCTGACGACGAAGGTCTGGAACAGGGATATGATCTGTGAGAAGACTGGTGTCAGCATAACGCTGGGAAAACTCTTGAAAAGTAAAAGACCTGTGACGAAGAATCTGTGCGGCAATACCACGAGTAGTCTCAATTTCAAGAGTCATAAAGGACTGCTCAAACACAGACCAATGATTGTGCTTGATACAATAAGCAAGTAGTTTAGAATAATTTTCGTTGTCTTGATTTGCTGGATTTGAAACTCTAGCAACATATGCCATAGTTTTTTCAGCATTGGGAGTAACGCTAATGAGTTTTACTTTCATTTTTTTCCGAATCCTTTTGAGTTTTTTGCTTCCAATTCTGCGAGTTCTTCTTTTACGATTCGCAGTTGTTTCTTCATTTCTATAAGTTTTTCTTCTGAGTATAAGTGCTCTTGTTTTACAAGGCGACTCATCAATTTTACCAATTTTCTTGCTCTATCAGTCATTTAAATCACTATCCTCAAAAACTTCATCGTAGTCTAATTCTCTTGGTTTAATATCGTCAAATTTGTATGATTGAACATCAGAATAAACTTCTGCCTTTAAAGAATCAAGCAGAAGTTCCATATTCCGAATAATCAATTTGATCCTTTCTTTTTCCATACCTCAAGTTCTTTTGTTTCATTTTACATAAAAAAAGGGAGAGTGTCAACTCTCCCAGAAACTTAGTTTACTTATAAAGCCACTGAATATACACTGACAAAAGAATAGTCAATAGAGCGATTCCAGCACTCGTCGTGACTATAAACTGTGCCATTACTTTGCTCCGATTAGTTGTACTAATTGTGCTTGATGACGACGTTCTTCTTTTTGTTTTTGTTCTTTAATGAGTTGTAGGAAGTTGAGTTTTTTCATCACTTCACCCCCTTTACAAACTTAACCCCACGATAAGTTTCATTATACTGTTGGGGTTGCTGTTGTGCCTGCTGCTGTTGCTGGCGACGAACTTCGGTGTCATATGCGACACCACGATATACTACTTGTGACATTAGGGTTCTCCTTAATTTTGAGGCTAAAGAGCGTTCCTTCCGTCGGCTTTTGCGTTCGCTATTCGGAAATAGCGAATGAACGACTTCGTTCCGAGTCGGCGTACTTCCGTCTGGATTATTCCAGATGAACGACATATTATATATTACCACAAAATCAAAAAAGTAGCAACCGATACTAAAAATGTATCAGTCT